CGTTGTCACCCTAACTTTTATTAATAGTAATTAAAATAATATAAATATATATTTTCATATTAATATAGAAAGTTACGGTGACGTCGGTGACGTCGGTGACGCAATCGGTTTCGGTCAGCTCTACGTCGTGGATGATTGAGTGGTATTGAGTACTGTTTACTTATATAATGATATCGTCAAAGGTTGGCAAACAATCGGAGACCAAGTCAACTTCCAGCGGACTTGAATCGGTCCGCATTATGATTCGACAGGCACATCATCAGTTCAATTCTGATGCGGATCGTTCTTGAACTATTTACTCCTTTCTGCATTTTTATAGAGTTAACCGCAAGGACCGGGCGCAGGCTCGGTCTTTTGCGTAGGAGAGAATATATGGCAACAAGAAACAGACCGGACAAGGATGGTAAGCATCGTGGCCAGTATGAAAAAAATAAGAAGAGGATCTACGCTACGCAGACTGTATGTGCTATCTGCGGCAAGCCGGTGGACTTCAATTTAAAATACCCCCACCCCCTCAGCCCGACGATAGACCACATCATACCGATAGCAAAGGGAGGGCATCCCTCCGACATAGATAACCTGCAGCTTGCTCATCGCTGCTGCAACCGTGCCAAGTCGGACAAGCTGATGCCGAAGGAAATGAAAGGCGAACAGCAACAGGTCGTGTCGAACAGGATACTCCCTGCAACATTCGACTGGGGTTCGCGTCCGCTTCGGCCAATGAAAAGCAATTGATTGTTTTCGTTGTGGGTCTGACGGGCCAAAAAAAATAAAAAAATCAAAATGTATATGAATGGGGGCATAGGACCCGTACCCCGGCGGCGGCCGACCTTCACGCCGTCACTGGGAATATATCTCGCACAATTGTATACGATTTGGCGACAGGAGAGTTAAAAAATGACATACGGAATTGACTACTTAAGGGCAAAGCTGGCATCGAAGCAGACGAGGATCCGCACCAGATACAGCCATTATGAGATGAAACACATAGCGGATGATCTGGGAATTAGCACACCTCCGCAGCTCCGTAGCTGGACCAATACGCTCGGATGGTGCGCGAAGGCGGTCGACTCGCTAGCAGATAGGCTTGTCTTCAGAGAATTCGCAGAAGACAACTTCAACATCAATCAGATCTTTCAGATGAACAATCCGGATATGCTGTTCCCGAGTGCCTTTCTGGGCGCTCTGATTGCTTCGTGTGACTTTATCTATATCAGCAATGACGAGGACGGATATCCGAGGCTGCAGGTGATAGATGGAATGAACGCGACCGGCACGATGGATCCTATCACGGGGATGCTGACGGAAGGCTATGCGGTGCTTGACCGTGACAAATACGGACAGCCGCTGCTCGAAGCATATTTCCTTCCGGGGAGAACTGAATACTACCAGAAGGGTTCGAATGGCGTGCAGATCTATCAGTACGAGGCACCTTATCCTCTGCTGGTTCCGATCATCCACAGACCTGATGCTGTCAGACCATTTGGTCACTCGCGTATCAGCAGGGCGTGCATGAACATTGCCGACTCGGCTATGCGTACAGTGAAGCGCTCGGAACTGTCGGCAGAGTTCTACAGCATCCCTCAGAAGTATGTGCTCGGAACCGATCCTGAAGCGGAGCCGATGGATAAGTGGTCCGCTGCTATGAGCATGATGCTAGAGATCACGAAAGACAGCGACGGAGACACACCGAAGGTCGGACAGTTCACCCAGCAGAGCATGACACCACACATCGAACAGTTGAAAATGTTCGCGGGCCTGTTCGCAGGTGAGACGGGGCTGACAATAGAGGACCTCGGCTTTGCATCGGGTAATCCTGCAAGCTCTGAGGCGATAAAGGCATCTCACGAGAATCTGAGACTGCAGGCGAGAGCGGCACAGAGGTCGTTCGGTTCCGGTCTTCTGAATGCCGGATACCTCGCAGCATGTGTTCGTGACAATAAAGCATACAAGCGTAATCAGTTCTATCTGACCGTTCCGAAGTGGGAGCCGGTATTCGAGCCGGATGCTTCCGCAATGAGTGGAATCGGTGATGCAGCGCTCAAACTTCAGCAGTCATTCCCTGATTACTTCACAGAAGAGAAGCTCAGGGATTTGATGGGAATATAACACTGTTACGGGACTGCTCCGGTTAAAGCAGGGAGGTGTTTATGGACGAAAAAACGCTGAGGCAGGAACTTGTCGAGGCAATCACGAAGGACCCGAAAGCGTGGAGCCGTATTCTCAATCTCGATATGGGTGCGGGCACTTACGAAGATGTCAACGAATTGGCTGCGGTCATCGGTGACTACATCGTAAAGGCTGTATCGTCACCAGAGGAGCTGGCGGAATACCTTCGCGAAGGGCACGGACTGATATCCATCTTCGCAGAGGCTGCTCAGCAGAATCTGAATGATGCAGCGGGCATTGGCCTCAGGCCGATGGTAACGAAGCCCCCGAACGCGCGGATCGACACGGTGGTTCAGGAGCTGTCAGCGGTCGAGTCTGAGAAGATAAAGGACGCACTCGAGAATGTGGTCGTGCCCGAACTTCTTTCGATGGTCGACGCTATCATCAAGTACAACGCAGACTTCCAGAAAAGCGCGGGACTGCATCCGATTATCAAGCGGACGTGGTCAGGATCCTATCCGAGCCACGACACGAAGCACACAGACTGGTGCAAGGATGTAGCGGGCGAATATGAATATGACAGCCGGATGGACCGTCGAGTCTTCGCCAGGCATAAAGGGTGCCGCTGCAAAGTAGAGTATTTTCCTGACAAGAACGCTGAAGGAAGAATCACGGCTCTGGCTAAAGGCGAAGTCGACAGGAACAGCGTCCTGTGGAACACCCGCAGTGACACACTTGAAAAACGATTAAAGAAAGCAAACAAGAAGTAAAACGGAGGTAGGAGATGGACGTCAGATATGGACGCCAGACTCCCACAAGCTCCGTTGTACTGCCTTACACCGAGACATTAGGTGAGAGAGCCATCGATCTGTATGAGCATACAGGCCGTACTCCGCAGCCGTGGCAAGCTGCGCTTGTGTATGACATAAGGGCGGTGGATGAAGAGGGTTTATTCGTTCACACGAAGTTTGGTTATGAAGTACCAAGACGAAACGGCAAGGGCGAGATCATAACCATCACGGAACTGGATGACCTTTTTGCAGGTCGGAAGGTACTGCACACAGCCCACAGGACAACGACATCATCCTCTGCATCGCTGAGACTCGCAAACCTGTTGAAAGACATGGGATACGAAGAGGTCCAGCGTGTGAGCCGTGATGAGGTCTATACGAAGTCCTATACCTATGCGAAGCAGTTCGGCCTTGAGAGGATTAAATTACTCGACACAGGCGGCACTGTGGACTTCAGAACAAGGACCTCCGTCGGAGGACTTGGCGAAGGATTTGACACACTCATCGTGGATGAGGCTCAGGAGTACACAGACGATCAGCAGAACACCCTGCAGTATGTCGTGTCCGACTCGGACAACCCGCAGATAATTCTCTGCGGTACTCCGCCGACACTGGTATCGAAGGGGACAGTCTTCCCGAACTTGAGGTCTGACTGCCTCGCAGGGAAGACAGAAGACACCGGCTGGGCTGAATGGTCCACCGAGCACATCACCGACGTCAACGATGTCGATATGTGGTACGAATGCAACCCTGCGATGGGCTATCAGCTGAACGAGCGGAAGGTCAGAGCAGAAGACAAGAAGGACGAGCTCGACTTCAATATCCAGCGTCTCGGATACTGGGCGAAGTCGAATCTGAAGTCTGAGATCTCCGTCACGGAGTGGGAAGGGCTCAAGTGCGAGACCGTCCCGAAGATATCCGACCGACTGTATGTCGGCATCAAGTACAGCAAGACATCCGTATCCGTATCGGTGGCATCCAGAACGGCAGATGGGAAGATCTTCTTCGAAGCTATAGATTGTCAATCGCTCAGATCCGGCAATGCGTGGATCGTCAGACTGCTTGAGGCTATGAAGCCTGAGGTCATCGTCATAGATGGTTCGGGCAATCAGAAGATACTGAGTGACGAACTGGGTGCGGAAGGCATCAAGAACGTGATCCTGCCGACGGTCAAAGAGATCATCGTAGCGAATGCTAAATTCGAACAGCTGATGTACGCTCAGGAGATATGCCATATGGATCAGCCGTCTCTGAAGCAGGTCGCAACGAACTGCGAGAAGAGAGGCATTGGCGCAAATGGTGGCTTCGGATACAGAGCACAGTTTGATCAGATGGAGATTGGTCTTCTCGATTCATGCATCCTGGCGATATGGCAATGCTCGGAAGGTAAGGAGAAGAAAATACAAAGAATCAGTTATTAAAGGCAGACAATGGGGTCTGCTTTTTTAATAAGCAAAATTACGTGACTACAACGGTTAAGAGTGGGAGGTAACAAATGGCAGAAGATAGAACATTCACTCAGGAAGAAGTGAACAAACTCGTTGGACAGGCAAGGCTCGAAGGTAAGGAAATCGGACGCAAAGAGTTCGAAGGGTGGATATCACCGGAAGACCT